AAGAGCAGGCCTTCGAGCCAGAAGCATCATGGACTCCGCTCTACGGAATCGACTGGGGATTCTCCGCCGACCCAACCGTGTGCGGACGTTTGTTTCTTGTGGGAAGGAAGCTCTACATCAGAAACGAGTTCTACGGGCACGGGGTTGAAATTAACGACTATCCTCGCTGCTTCAAATCTGTTCCTGACGCCGACAAGCACGACCTATGGGCCGATAATTCTCGGCCAGAATCTATTGCCTATTTGAACAACCCCACCAATTTTGATGACCGCAGGCCGCTTAGGGTCAAAGCTGCTCCCAAGTGGAGCGGGAGCGTTGAAGATGGTATTGCTTGGCTTCGCTCGCTAGAGGCAATCATCATTCACCCAGATTGCAAGAATGCACTTTACGAAGTTCCACGGTATAGTTGGAAGGTGGACAAGCTCACAGGCGACTTGCTACCGGTACCAGCAGAAGGGAACGACCATATCCCTGACGCTATCAGGTATGCCTGTCACAAATATATCAAGCGCAAGTTTACCATATACGACGTGATATAATCGGGGGAATTATGACAAGGAAAAAGGCCAAGAAAACTCTCAGCAACGCCGGTGAGCTGGCGAGCTTTACCCGCATGGCATCTGCTCCCACTGCTGAAGTCTCCAGCATGGACACGGCCATTCGGAACAACCGCTATGCCGTCATCACGCTCAACAGGCAGCTTCTCACCAACTTGTACTTGGAGCATGGACTTGTTCAGGCGTTCATTAAAACACCCGTTGATGATGCCTTCAGAGGCGGCATTGAAATCAAATGCGACGAGTTCGGGAGCGACGAGATTCAAGAGCTGCAACAAAAACTCGAAGAAGAGGGCGACCTCGAAGTGCTAGCAGAGGCCGAAACATGGAAGCGGCTTTTCGGCGGGGCCGGGCTCATCATCAACGCTGGCCAAAAGTTTGACGAAGAGTTCAAGATTGAAAACATCAAACAGGGCAGCGAGGTCAAGTTCATTGCCGCAGACCGGTGGGAACTCAACTGGACTCCACAAGGCAACATCATCGACGAGCTGAGAGAGAAAAACGAAAGAGATGTGCCGTACAATTATTACGGGCATCGCTTGCACCAATCAGCCGTGGTCAGACTCGTGGGCATTAAGCCTCCCTCCATGATTCGAGGCCAGTTTTCTGGTTGGGGTGTTTCGGAAGTCGAGGGGCTGCTTCGCTCACTCAATCAGTATTTGAAAAACCAAGAGGTCGTTTTTGAGCTTATGGACGAGGCCAAGGTTGACGTGTTCATGATTGATGGCTTCTCGCAGTCACTCGCAACATCGGACGGGATTCAAGCAACAGCCAACCGCATTCAGATGGCCGCACAGCTCAAGAATTTCAAGAACGCCCTTGTCATGGACAAGGAAGATACTTACGAGCAGAAAAACATGTCGTTCACTGGTCTGTCTGAAACGCTGCAAGAAATCAGAAAAGGAATTGCAGCCGACACCCGCATCCCGATGACGAAGCTGTTTGGAATGAGCGCCGCCGGCTTCAATGCAGGTGATGACGACATCGAAAACTACAACGCCAAAATCGAGTCAGAGATTCGCTCCAAAGACCGCTTGGCTGTGCTCATGGTTCTCAAAATCCGATGCCAACAACTCTTTGGCTACATTCCTGAGAAGCTATCGTTTGAGTACAAGCCGCTCCGCATTCTTTCGCACAATGAAGAAGAAGACCTTAAGGGCAAGCGCCTCGCTCGCATTCTTGACCAGAAGCGTGAGGGGCTGATGACCTCCACCGTTGCGGCTGAACAAATCAACGCTCTCGAAATAAACCCACTCAAACTGAACCCTGACGAGGTGGAAGATGCTCCGCTTGAAAAAGAACCAGCAGAAGGAATTGGAGCCCGTGACGACCAAGGAGCCGTGGAGCAAGGAGCTGAGGGCAAAGATTCAGGAGCTTCTTGAGACCTACTTCTTCACGCCCCTGCTCGACGCCACAAAGGAAACAACGCTCGACAACGCAGTGCCAAAGACGCTCGCTCAGCACATTAAGAGCGGCCTTGTTTGGTATGATGGCCTGTATTTTCGTGGAAAGAAAAGCGCTGCTCTCTCCAAAGAATTGCGTGCGCTCGGTGCCGTGTTCTCGACCTCTGAAAAGGCTTGGAGACTACCAGAAAACAGGATGCCTCAAGACCTTCGCAACACTATCGCAGAGCGCAGAAAACAGGCCGTGGCGCTTCAAAAGCATTTCAGCGAGGTAATCACAAGGCTGCAAAAACAAATGCTGTTCACGGCCCCTAAGCTCAATTTTGACGTCGAAGCTGCAAAGACCGACCGCTCCCTGCAACGCGAGATGCAACGCAAGGTGCCCGCCTCTGTCTCGATTCAGCCCGTTCTCAACGACGAGCAAAAGGCTCACATGGCAGAGGACTACACCGAGAATGTGCAGCTCTCCATTCCGGGGTTCATTGATGCCGAGGTAGAACGATTTCGCAAGCAGGTGCTCCCTCAAATCCAAAAGGGCATGGACCGGCGTGACCTCGCAAAATATGTGCAAGACCGCCTGGGAGTTGGAAAAGAGAGGGCCAAGTTTATCGCCAGACAAGAGACAGCCCTTTTCACAAGCAAGCTCCGTGAGGTACAATACCGGAAAGCGGGAATTGAAAAATATCGGTGGAGCGCCATTGGGGGCAGGCGTGGTGACGGACGAACTCGCGACGCACACATGGACGCAAGCGGCAAAGAGTTTTTCTGGGACCATTCCAAAAACCGCAACCCCGTGCGAAACTCAGAAGGTCGGCCAGTGCATCCCGGCGAGGATTTCAACTGCTTTGTTGGTGATACATCAATCGAACTCATCGGTGATATTGTCAGAGCTTACAAACGCAGATATGAAGGCGCTATCGTAAGATTCAAGAGCAACACAGGGCGATGGACTTCCGTAACTCCTAATCATCCAATACTGACCACCCGTGGGTGGGTTGCTGCGAAGCATCTGAATGAGGGCGACGAGTTGATTCAATGCTTCAATTCCGATGTCATTAACGTGTCTCGCAGTGAAATAAATTACCGACATCCCACGGCTAGTGAGGTCTATGATTTTTTTGCGGTCTCGAACTCTTTTGAGAGGTCGTGTGGAGGCTATCAACAATTCCACGGCGATGGAATCGGACACCAAAAAGTCAATGTTGTAACAGTCGAGAGCGAATTGAGGAACGAAAGAGATACCGTTGGAAACAAGGAAGTTGGCAATTATATCTTCGCCAGCCCCAACGTGACACATGCTTTTTTGGCATCCTTGGGCGACTTTTCTTCTTTCTTCGATGGAGCACTTACGACCTTTGGTTGCGAGGTGTGCGGCCTTGACCTGCTTGCATCTCCTCTCGGGGCTCATGCTCGACCACTTAGTTTTCTCAGACTCGCTTTGCGTTCTGGTAGTAACTCCACACTCTTTCAGTCTAAGATAAATGCTTCCTCGTGCGATTCCATAGCGTTTAGAAAGTTCATTGACGCTTATTCCTTGCCTATAGAGGGAACAGATTTCGTCAGAAGGAAGGTCTTTGCGGTTGTGGGCTACCAGTCCTTTTTTGAATCTGTTATGATTTCTGAGATCAAGCATGAAACATTCTCCGGTGATGTGTTTAATTTCGAGACGACCGAAAATTTATACACTGCCAACGGGGTTGTTGCAAGCAATTGTAGGTGCATTGCTATTCCAATCGTGGAGAAGATTTTATGACCCAATTCGACTATTCCAAATTCAGTGACAAGAAGCTGCACCAGCTTTACACGACGTTTTCCCTTATGGGAGACTCCAAACAGCACCAAGGAAAACCCGCCGTGGGAGTCGTGAAAGAGGGCCTGCTTCAAGAACTCAAGCGCCGTGGGCTCAAGAACGAGGCCGACGAGAACAAGTGCAATGGACACGAAAAAATCGTTTATACACGAGACATGCATCAAGGAAAATGGACGTACTACGTCATGGAAGAAAAGGAAGACGGCAAGCCTCCCGTCTACAAACCGTTCGCACGAAACAAGAAAACAGGTGAACAGGTAGAAGTTCAAAAGAGCTTTTCAAGCATGGAAAAGGCACTATCTGCCCTCAAGGACGAGGTTTTAGACAAGCTCCCACAAGGTGGATATTCAAACTCAAAGGAGAACGCAATGGACAAAGTTACCGCAATGAAGAAAAAGATTTTACTCAGCAACGCATC